TCTGTTGTGGTCATTGCTGCTACCTCAGTCCAGTCTGTAATATTTGCAGCAGGTGTTGCTGTGGTTGAGGTCGGAGCAGTACAAACCCACAACTTGTTTTGTGTGCCTATGGTGTGAAAAACGTAGTCTCCCGCATTATGAGTTCCTGCAACCCAGTCTGGTGCCAAAGTGATTCCGTCTGTTGTACTGAAAAACACTTTATCTGTGGTTGCATACGTGGTAATATTCACAGGAGCATCGAAAATATCAATATTACTGATATTCGATAGGAATGTGTTTGTGCTGTCTATTTTGGTAGGTATAGCACCACCCACTTTAGTTACGTTGCCGGTGGTTGCCTCACGATGATACACAAACACATTCTTTCCTTTCAATGTGTTGCTGATTGCTGAGTCGTAATATCCTACTTCATTGGTCAGGCTTAAAGGAACCTGTGCGCTTTGAGTGGAAAAATATACATTTACTCCAGCGGATGGAGCGATTTGTTCATCTAACATTAGACGCAAGTCATGTGCCGGATTTACCAGTTTAACCTGTTTTGACACATACACACCCGTTCTATTATTCGCATCAATTAGGTTCATATTAGTATTCACCACTGCACGGTTCAAGTCTACCACTGGACTTAGGTATCCGTTTGTGGTGTTCATGCGCAACCTAAATTGCATCGGAACACCACCAGTAGAATCCAAGTTTAAAACCGAAGTCAGATCCACCTGACTCACATTTTCTATGATTGTCCAATTGGTTCCGTCGGTTGAATATGCGATTTCAATGCTTGTTCCAGGAATTGTCACATTATGAATATTAGCCATGAAAGAAGTAATGTCTTTGTTTGTGACTGTTGCTACATCAAAGAAATACTCGCCTTGCGCTAAACTAAAGTCACAACGTCGAATTACCATTTTTAAGTCAGATGATTGATCTTCAGTCCAAGTTGAGGAGTTTTGTGATTTGAACATGACTCCTAAATATGGTTGCTTAGAAATGCCAGCACCACCACGATTCGTCAATGTTTGACCTGCTGCGTTTAATAGTGAAGGCTCACCTTGTTTTGCATACCAAGCCAGATATTTGTCACTGTTTGAAGTAAGAACAACTGCATATTCCTGACCATCTTGCAAAAATACTGGTGCAGAAAACGTGAATGTGGTAGGAGTGAAGCCATTATCTGAAATTGACACATCTACCGGGTTCAGTGTCACGGATGACAAAGGAATTATTTCTTGAGTGGGCGTTCCGTTGTTCATTGTTACAATTTCGAGGGTGACAGGCAAATTGGCATCTTTCTGCGAGAAGAACATATCAATAGAACTCAAAAACACGCCTTCTGTTTTGCTATCAACCAAAAAGCTCTCAGCAATAGGATCGCGCCAGCCATGCCAGCCATGCCAGAGCCCACCCCAACTCCGCATCCGCCGACCGGTTATTACATTGGTAGACGTTGTGGTAACAGACGACCTAATCGTGGTAATTGTTTGCTGACGAGTGTTTAATGTTCCTTCAGCAAAATAAGAAGCCTCAGCATCTGTCTCTTGTTCTGTATCTTCAAAAAACAAATCTTTAGTTCCAACTTTGAATGTGTTGGCTGGAATATTAAATATGCCGGAACAATTACCAGATGCATCAACTGTTAGATTGGTGCAATACGAATCTACATTGACATTATCAAAAGTTGCTGTCAGTGTAACATTAGGACGCATTGCCTGAAGAGTATAACTCACTGCTCTAGGGCGCATCCATTCAATCAACCGACTAGAAACTAATCTGTCTGATGTAGTGGATGTTGATGTAGGAACTGTTGTGCTTGTTGTGATTGTTGATGTGGTTTGAGACCACCATGTGCCGAGTTTGATTCTGCTCCAGCTCCTGCCTCTCCTTGAATAAGGCTGTGGTGTAGAATGCCAGTACCAAGCTACTCTGTTGGATACGCTGGACGTTGTGGTCGGCGCAACAATTGCTCCAATCGTCTTGTTCACGGTAGGAAGATAATTAGTATCAAACCAAATATCCGATGAAGGGTTGATACTTGCTTTGCCATGCCAAACTTGGGCGGCATATGGGTTGACGCCAATCACATTAGAATTGAGGTTTTGTTCAAGGAATACTTTTTCTGTGTAATCGAGCGTCAGAAGATCTGCTGACATAGCAACATCAACGAGATTCTCGTGTACTCTAACATTTGCAGATGATAAAGGAGTAGGATTTATGGTACTACTGTTTAAATCAATAATGTCAATTGTTTGGTTGGGAACCATCACACCGTTATCAAAATCTAAAGTACAATTGTATTCTGGGTTGGAGGTGTTCCCGTTATCGTGATTGTTTAATGGATCAACAAAAATACCATTCTTGTAACGCGTCAACCCATTAGAATCTAGAATGTGCATGTTTGCCACTTGCTGTTCTAAAAGGTTCAGCGACACATAAGTTTCAAGGTTTGTGATTCTTCCAGCCAGTCCGCCAATATCCTTCATGGTGTATCGTCTAGAATCGTAAATTTCAACTTCTATGTTTGCTGGGTTGTGTGTATATGGGGGCGTAAGTATCGCCGCCAGAACAAAAACCCCAACAACGTCTGCTGGATATTTCGGAACCGGTGAAGAAATGCCGGTTATCACGCCGAAGTTTCCATTCTGATCAATGAACACCTTGTCATAGCGACCAAGATAATAGTCATAATCAAAACCGATACTAGAGCTGTTGGCAAAGGTGTCGGTTGCAGCCAAATTGCTGGGTATCTGTCGTGTGTCGATGCAGTTTATGAGTTTATATTTTGATCCATCTGTTGATGTGTATGTTTTTATCTTAGAATATAAATCTGTATAACCAGTGACCGGGTCTATGTTAGCTGTACCCATATAAGAATCGACNGTGAAGAAATCNCCAGATCCTACATGNTCAAAATAGTCATANGTCACNCGATAATCTGTGTTTGCTGACAAGCCGGAGATTGNNGCTNCNTNATANGNAAAGTCTCNCTGACCATCATCAACTGTTCCTGTTGTTATAATGACCGGTGATGCTGGAACCGTCATATCTTCCACTGTTGCTACTGATAACAAGTCTGCTTTGGTCAGCGTCAGCAAACCGTTGGCATCAGATGTTTGCGTTTCTTGGAAGTTCTTCACCAAATTCTTGGTCTTGGCGTTTCCTTGTGATTTATAAAGTAGGACTGTTGCTGAAATATTTACATGGGAAGCCGTTGTGACAATTGTCATGGTGGAGATGACGCCCGGTTGATTGTTGATCGAAAAACTATAATCAGCAGGACTTAATAGTTCTGCACCAGTGTCATCTGCTACATGATAAACAATGCCGCCTGAGGCAAAATCGGTTGTTACGTCTGGCGCATTGAGGGTATATGTAACCCCACCTGTACCTACCACGCCGCTGTAGTTTTTGACGACATTATAGTTGATACTGTTAGGGATGACAGATTTTACATTATCACCTTCTGTTGCTGGCAAGATGTCATAAATCCCATCATTTTTGCTCGATGTGCGATACACAGGCAAGCCATCCCGTATCAAAACATCTGAGATTGCTCCAGATGTGACACCTTTAATAGAACGCACGGATGAGAACAAACTTTGAACATTTGCATAATTTGTGATATTAAGAACTAAATCACCAGTGGAATCTCGAACAACAGACTCTAGACGAGCCGTACCAAGTAATGTTCCTGTGCCACCTGTTGCAGAATAAAAATTCAGTGTCTCGTTTGAACCAATATCAAAGCTGCCTGTGATAGTTCCTGCGTCAAAAGAAACACCAAGGTCTACAAACGTGTTCTTATTGTTTACTCTATCAAACCCACGCGCTTTGTCAAGTGTCAGTCTTGTCGTAAACTGGTTGATTGCTTCATAACCATTGACGTATGCCTTGCCTTGTCCGAAAACTACATCAAATTGAGTGTTTGTGTCGCCTGTTGAGGTATCCTCGGTAGAAATATCAAAAGGTGACACAATATAATCACCAGATTCATCTTTCGTTCTGCGTGCCAAAGTATCTAGGATTTCAGAATACTTGATTTGCTGAAGAATATCACTTTGCACTACGCCATTGACAATTTTCAAAATATTGGTAAAATTAGTAGGTGTGACTGTTGTTTCTGCACCTGTGGCGTCTCGTGTTACTTCATACGAACTCAAGGTCAATGTTCTACGGAAACGATCTGCGCCCACAGCGCCAAAATTGTACGACCCTGCTGCGCCATCACTCAGGGTAGGATCCATGTCTGAGGTAACAAAAGTGTCGGTGGAAACAAACCCCACTTTGAATTCCTTTGTTGCCATTGTGCTAGTAGTATCCACAACTAAATCGTGGGCAACAACATTAACAAACATGCCACCATTATAGATGATTCCATCATTTATTGTTACTACCAAACTTTTATGTTTAGAATCGATTGTGTAGGTTGTTCCATCTATACTCGTGGTGAATGTGTCTGCTGGTGAGAACAAACCACCATTTTGATCAACCAGCAAAGCGTTATTGGGAATATCTACGTGTGTCACTGTGCCGAATGTGCCAGCATCCCCTACTTTTGTGAGGACTGCACCCACAAACAAATCAGATACTGCTCCACCCGATATGACAAGGGTGACCTTATCAAAGTGTGCAGCGATCTCTCCACCTATGACGCGACTGTTTTCCTTAAACACAGAATCACCAAAATTTTGAATCTGATTCTGGAGGATAGTTTGTGCCTGCGTCAACTCTCGCGCTTGAACTGCCCTAGATGGGTTGAACATAATCCTCAGAAAGTTTTTGTTTTTGTCGAAATCGTCGTAATACGGATCTATGTTATGATTTAATGCCATGTGATAATGTCCTTAAAATTCGATAATCATGTTCAGTTCTTCATTCTGTCCCACAGTACGAACAATAGGAGAACGGTTTTCTAAGTAATACGTTAGTCCTGATTCAGTAGTGAGTTCTGTTGCTGGACTGGCGTAGTTTGTGCCTGTTGCTGGTGTAGTTCCGTCTGCAAGCAAGGGATTTGACACTAAAGCAATCTGCCTATACTCAATACCAGTAGGAAAATCTGTGCTAAGTAATTCAGCACGAACCATAACAAATTTTGCATTTAATGTCTTGTAAGCATTTACATCACCGTTTGAAGTCTGCAGCGTGGATATTTTATCACCATAATTCACTGGAATCCACAGGTTGTTTAATAGTGCCGTGTAATCGTATGCAGCCAAATCATACATGAAATCCCAGGTATATCCATCAGAAGTAGTGATACCAGTGCCAGAACCAACTGGCTCGTTTACGGAAAGTGGTGGATTTGCATACGTTGAGCCAGATGTGTCCTTTGATGCGACTCGGTAAACCCGGAAAGATGAGGTCAATACATAAGTTTCATTGACCCATGGATTTGCCAAAGTAGAATCATACACAAAGTATTCTGTGGATACCGTCCAATCAATTCTAGGAATTACCATGCACACATCACTAGGTAGAACTTTGTGCGCACCAAGCATATCTGCCCAGGCTTGGGTTGTTTCAATCGCAGCATTTGAAGGCGTCGGAGGATTAAGATCATCAGCCCACGCCGTATTTTTTCCTATAGTAACATACAGATGATCTGTTACTGTGGGTATAGTGTCAAACTGGTCAACAAATTTTGCTGCGTTGCCTACTCGAAATTGGTCTTTTACTATTGCTGTCATAATTCAAATCCTATGTGTTAGTTACAGTTATTTATACTACCATACAGATTATTGTATGAATACCTGAGCATTGGTCGTGTATGGGAATACATTTGCGGAGTTTGTAACAAAATCTGATATTGGCAAATTTCTTATTGTGCTTATAGAATAACGTGCTGCATTAAACTTGTTTTCTCTATTTGTTTCAAACCACGCATAAGAATTACTTAGACTAGTTCTAACATTATATGATGCTAAAGGTATAGCCCTAATTGTTCCCGGTATGATATATGGAAACTCTAAGTTTGGCATCAAGTCAAAGTTTATTGTCGGTATGCCATCAACGAATCCCACATCATACAAGTTTGACGCTGGAAAACTCTCTCTTTGTGCTTGAAATTCAGCATAAGAAACACCGAGACCTAATGAATGGGTGTTTGATTTTATGTTGCTTGCTGCTGTTGCTTTGGTTATTATTGAAATGGTTTTTCCACCTGCCGTGTAAGGAAACCATCGAATTTTAGACAAGTCTGTTCCTATAGACGGTGCAATACCATCTGTCGGATTGGCAGATACAACTTGAACAGCACCAAAGAATTTCTTGCCTGACGGATGTATGTTTTTCTTTAACATGTGCCAGTAGTCAGAAATGCCTCTGGGAGATTTTATCTGATATGAGTGGTCTTGATAGAAATTGTTGTCTTGAATATACTTATTAGAATTGAGGAAACCGTCTGTATTTTTCCACGACCCTGGTTGTTTTTGGATGGCTGTATAGCCTACACCATCACCCACATTGATAGAAGGTAGTAAATTTTCGGAGTCTTGTAATACTTCACCAAGAACAAACGTACCAGTAGGATCAACCACACGTATGACCCAGATATTTTGATTTGTGTTTAGCGGATCGCCCGTTTTCACAATACCATCGACATATCCTTGGCTGCCTGAGGTCTGCCCGACGATATCTTTATTTGTCCATTTTACCAATTCGTTCTGTGTGGCAAACTGTGCCGTTCCGTGACCAGTAACAATAATATATTCTGGTTCATACCACTTACCGTCCGAGCATCTTAGAATATCAACTTTGGGGTAGTAAAAACTGATTTCCTCATTGAAGATTGCTCGGAACAAATATTTGAATGAGTTTTCTGTGCCTTTAGATGTAACATAATCATGCACATTTCTCATAAACAGTTTTATGTCTGTTCTATATGACCTAGGCAAGTCAGGAATATACTGTGTGTGATACAGGTCAAAGAAACGATCTATTGACGTATCTATGTCCACATACTCAATGAGCCTACGAATAATATCATGAGGTTTATCTGTGCTTTCCAAAAATACTAGGTACTTCTGAATAAACAAAGCAAATTGAGGGTCTGAGTCCTTTATGTGTGAAGGAATGAACCGGTCAATGAATATTGATAGTTTTTTGTTGTTTGCAATCATTTTAATTACTCAGAGCTGTTGAGGTTATTGTCACGTTTCCCTCCGATATGATTGTGTTACTAGATGGTTGAATGTTATTATTAGTAGGAGTTGCTGAAAATGTTATGGCTTCCGTGGTGTTTAACGCCCAAGACTTGACATTTATCTCACCTGTGGTATAATTAATGCTGTGTTTCCCTACTTCGGAAAGAACCACCGAGCCGTTGCTATACAAATTCAAGTTGCCTGCGCCATCATCCACAAAACTATAACTGTTCCCTGTTGCGTCTGTAAATGTGTTAGATGTAACTGATCCTGCATTTATTTTGTTGTCCAATCCTATCACATAGTTAAGTGCAGATAATGCCAAAGGTGTAAACGTTTTTTTCAGCGTGAATGATGTGTCGTTATTCACAATTGACACATCTGATGCATCTACAGCACCCACAAATTTTGAATAAGTGATTGCCGAATTAAACTGAGACGTTACTGTCTTCGAGAAGTGTGCATTAATTGACGCTAGAACTGCTGCCTCAATTCCTTGCTGTGGGAGTGTAGTTTGGTGCTGCGCATATACAACATGAGTATTAACATCAACAAACAAATATGTGGGGTCAACTATTTCGTTGACTGTTCCTGCGATTCTAAACGTTTTCAAATATGACAATATTTCTGCCTTGGTGTTAGGGTGCAGGGTTAACCCATAATTAGGTTTGATTGATATTAGGACAGAACCATACTTGGCAGGGATATTATCCTCACCACCCCAGACATTGATCGCCTCAATCCAACCATAGTGTGAAAGTAGTTTAGCCTTGTAATCTTCCACTGTGACACAACGATTCTGTGCCTGCCAATTTCTAGGTGCAATGTGTTTGATGCTGGCAAGAGTTTCTACATCGGCTCCTCCCAACGACTTGCTGTTTTCGACAATGGTGAATGAAGAGGGTGCAATTCCTCCGATAGAACTTAACAATTCAAAGCCACTGGCAAAGTTCGCCAAAACTCCATCTGTGGTCAAATATTCGACTGTTATCACATCACCCACGTTGATAGCTGATCCTATTATGCCATCACCAAAGAATACACGCACTTTCCCTTGGGTTGTTTCCTCAACAAAGAACACGTTGGAGGATCCTAGAATATTAGTGACATTTCCCGCTGGCAAGAAAAC